CCGAAGCAGAAAAAGCAGCATTTTGCCATGCTGAACCATCCCATATATATAATTGTTCTGATCCACTTGTATTATTATAATATAAAGCACCAACAGTTGTAGTAGTTGGTGCTGAAGAAGCAACTCCTAAATATTGCGTAGCAAAATAATTAATTGGACTTATATTTGTAGCTGCAGTATTAACATTTGTTATACTACCACCAACTAAATTTACATTAGTATTAGCGGCTGCTACTGTATTTATATTACTTGAGTCTCCAGCTACAGTTGTAACATTAGTTGAAATCCCTGCGACTGTTGTTATGTTTCCAGATATGCCTGCTACAGTAGTTACATTTGAATCTATTCCTGCTACTGTTGTTACATTTGAATCTATAGTTGCTACTTTATTTACATTAGTTGTATTATCTGCAACTGTAGTAACATCAACTACTTCTGATGCTGTAAGTGTAGTAAATAACCAAGCTGTTGTACCTAAGTCATATACTTTCATTCTATTTACTGTTGTATTATAATATAATGCCCCATCTGTTAGAGCATCTCCATCATTATCTACTGAAGGGTCTGATGCTTTTGCACCTAGATACTTATCATCAAAGTTATCTACATAACCTTCTGCTGACGTAGCACTTGCTGCAGATGCTGTTGCACTTGCCGCTGCTGCATCTTTACTTGTTAAGGCTTCTGAGGCAGATGTTGCAGCTTCTGCTGCCTTAGTTGTAGCTAATGTTGCAGCACTACTTGCATCTGTGTCTGCATCTCCAGCTCCCCCAACTCCTCTATAAATAGCCATATATTATTATCCTAGTCTTCTTTTTTTGAAAAAATGCTTTTCTTTGCTTTTACTTCCTTTTTACCATCTTCAACTAATTCATAACCATGATGTCTTTTCATAGCCTCTATATCTATTTGTTCTGTAAATTCTACTTTGTTACCTGTTTGTACACATTTATACCAAGCCATTGTAAATCTCCTTTATAAAGATATACCCTCCGAAGAGGGTTATCTAATATTACTTATTACGCAGGTACAGCTATTGCAAAACAAGAGTCATCACGTAATTCTTTAACACCATAGATTGTATCTGAAGTGTAAAGAGTACTTAAATGATCCTGTTTATATTGAGTCTGTGACCTAACACTCATTTGTTCAACTAGAACTGCTGCGTCTTGATGACCCATTAGACAAACTCTAGCTGCTGCTGAGCCTGAAGTTGTAGCACAGTTAGAAGAAACATATACTGGCATACCATAAAGGTTACCAATTTGTCCATTTCTAATTGTGTTAGCATTTCCTGCTTCACCAACAAAGTCCATAGCTGTATAACGATCAAGACCCATTAATGTATTTCTAGCTGAAGGTGGTACTAAAAAGAATCTACCCTCTGTAGGTACATCATTATCATCTAATCGTTGAATAGTTCTACGGATAGCTGCATCTGTAAGAACAGCTTCATTATTAGAGCCTGCAACATACTCAGTAGTACCATTACTACCAATAAGTGCTTTGTTGTAAGCTGTTGTACCGGAACCACCATTAAAGCCAGAACCTAGATTAATTAAGTTAGTATCAACTTGTTTAGCCAATGCATAACCTGCATCCTCTGTATAAAATCTACGAAGTGATGACAGTGCTTGTACTTCTACAATATCCTCAATAAAACGAGAATACTCATAATGTAGATTAATTGGTACTTGTACTTCTGTTTCAGTAGCTGCTATCAATGTTACTGCTGTTGATGCTGCTTTTACTGATGCTGCCCCTCTAGTAGGTTTAGGGATATGAATTACATCTCCTTTTTTACCTTTGAAAGACATCTTTTTAAAAACGTTTGCAGCTACTAAGTTTTTCTTATAAGCTGCTATTACTTCATCAGACCATATTTCAGGTATGAATACTGCTCCTGTGGTCGTAGTGACCGCTGGGGTAGGATAAGCCATGTTAATTACCTCTCTAAATTGTTATTTAAATAACTCGCCCTTCCTGGTAAGCTGACATTATCTCATCGGATAATGAATCGTACTTGTCTGGGTCCGTTTGCATAAGTTTAATAATATCGCTTCTACGATACTTCTTTTTAGAAACAGGTTCATTACTTCCTTTACTACCTATACTAGCCGCTTTCAACTGATTGTCTTTATCAATCTTACTTGTCTCTGTTACTTTAGCAATTCTTTCTTGCTTATCAGTCCAGTTACTAAGTAGTTCATGACCAGAGTCATAATCAAAATGTACTTCTGCTCTATTGTATAGTTCAGAACGAACTTTAGAAGACTTGATCCACTCTGCAAAAGCAGGGTCTTGTACCATTTGTTCCAGTTCTGGAAACTCTGCATTTAGCCTAGTTAATGTAGCAGTACGCTTCATCTCTTGAGCTGCTTGCTGTGCTTCTTTAATAGCTGGGTGGCTATCAATCTGACTTTGAACATTCTTGGTAGGATTATCAAAAAAATCTTCTGGTGTTACTGCTTCTTGAGTCGATGCTTCTTTCGAAGTTTGTGTTTTAATGAAATCATCAACAACTCTCCTTAGCTCACCTACTTCAGACCCTTGTTTACCAATTAACTTTTCAGCTTCTTGATGCATTGCTACAATGTCTTTAGCAGATTTACCTTTATACTTCTCAGGTAAGTCATCTTCTTCTAGCTCTACTTTCTCCTTTGGTTCTTTTTCAGGTATTGGTTCCAACTCTGCTTCTAATGTTGTTTTAACCAAATCTAAATCATCTGCCAATTCTGGAGCTGGTATTTCTATTATTTCATCTTCAACTTCTTCTATTATTTCAGCCATATTATTTCTCCTGTGCTTAATAGCATTTTAGGAAGGTTACCTTGGGGACTAATCCTCAGCAGCCTCTTTTTGTTTTACTCTAGATTGATCCCAATGTTTTCTTTCCCAGGACAGAGTAGCACCTGGAAAAGACCCAGACCAGCCTTCAAGTTGGATTGATGGTGTACTTATAATTTTATAAGCAACCTTTCCACAAGTAGGACAGTCATGTTTTTTAGTGTATTCAACATAGTCTTCAAAGACTCCACATTGACTACACTCAAATTCAAAGAATTTCTTCATTATTTTCTAATTCATTATAAGTTTCTTGAGAAACATTTTTTAATGTTAATATCCAATTAAGTATATCTAGTTGACCTTTTCTTCTATTAAGAGTTTTCTCATCTTCTACAGAATTTAAACTATTATATTGATCATGTAGTTTTTGAGCATCTTCTATTAAGTCTAACCATCCTTTTGATACCATCATTTTAAATCTTTCTTCATAGTACTCTTGTAAATCCTTATCCATATTAATATTATACCATAAAATTATTAAAAAGTCAAGCTATTTCTTATTAGACATCTGCATTTTTACAATTTCTTTGTTATCAATCATGTCTTTTTCTTTCATTTGTAGCTCTTGTTCTTTAAGCATAAGCTCTGCAGTTTGAACTCTTCGTTTAAATTCTGCTGCTTGTTCTTCAGCTTCACTAGGTAAGTTAGTAGCTAAGGCTGTCATCATCTTAGCTTGTACCTCTTGAGGTTTCATCTGAGCACTAACCATGTAGTTCTGTGCTTGCGCAGTATTCTCTTGTGCTTCTGATTGTTGTAATTGTATAAGAGCTTGTGCTTGAGCCATAACTACTTGTTGTTGTTGTTTTGTTTTTTCTTGTGCTTGTTGTTGTGATTGCTGTAGAACCATCTTAATATCTGATTTATTAGCAAGACTAGAATTAGCTACAATACCCTGTAATAATAAAGGTACAACAGGACTAGTAGGTCCTAAAGTTTTAAGTAAATTAATAAACTGTATCTGTTCTACTTCTTTAGCTAAATTACCTAATGATCCATTAGGAACAAACTTATAGTCTGCCACTGGAAAATGCTCTGGATCAAATTGCATAAATCTATGTGCTGCTTTCTCAATAAAAGGTATTAAGAAGTTTTCTTGGAAGTTTACTAGAGTACGCTTATTCTTCTTAAGTATTGTAGAAAGTGTTACTGATAATTCACCACCTGTTGGTTGTTTCATATCAGCAGCTGTATTTAATGTGTTAGTTGCTTGTAAAAGCATTTGTTGGAATTCTTTTGCTGTAGTTAAATTAGATGCATCTGTTTGACCA